TATTGATAGTTATCATTATAATCCAAACAGACTTAAGATTCATCTTCTAAAAAATAAATTCAAGCATGATAAATGCACGTGTGTTGAATTTTTTACAAATAATGGAATCTATATTACAGAAAATAATGAACTATATAAACTAGTACCGATGGACAATCCAATCGAACTTGTTACTATTCACGGGCTTGATTTTATTATTGACAAGTCCTATTATACAAAAAAACCACATTATCAACTTTCACCAGAACATATTATTATTAAAAAAAATCATTATGTATTTTGTAATTCCAAGGTGACGTTAGTAGTTGAGGGCGATGTCACGACAGATGATGATGACTTTATTCCTACCAATTTTTATTTTGATACTCATAGCAACAATTCAATTGATGATCCAATGATTTTAAATGAATTCAATGAGTTTTTATTGACGTTTAACTAATCTAACACTATTATAACTTATGTTTTCTTGGATAGTTCAAGCGACTTTTATATCTATTATATTTATTTTGCTGGTTCATCATTTAATTCAAATATTAAAGGATACATTAACTTATCCAAAAGTTAAGGATTTAGTGAATATTCCTACAAAAAAATATGAAGATATTTACAATGTGTTAAATCAGAGTCTAGGACAGAGTCATGACCGGTCTAGCGACACTACACCAATTCATCATTTAGACATATATAGAGACAAATTATTGCCCGACATTGAAACAACTAAGCAACCTGGAGACGACGATAACAATATGAAAAATGAACTGAAGAACTTTATCAAAAAGCAACAACACTCACCTAACATGTGATAGACCTTGGTCAGTTTGAGTAATATACAAAAAGATATAAAGACATGCACCCATGTTTATATATGGCGACACACAACACATCTATATTAGCAGAGTTCCCTAAAATTAAACTTTCTTATGAAACATTTATGCATAAGAAAGTTTTTGATGCAAACGTAGTTTTGGCAATTCCCGTCGGGAAGAAATGTTTTGCATGGTTCACAACAAAAAATGATAAAAATGTATGTTATATCCTTGAGATTGGCGCTGAAAAACAAATAGAGAAATATCATCTAGTTACCTGCTGTTTTCATGAATCGCTGAGTATCGGCACTATTTTATACGGCACACTTTTTTTCCACGAAAAAAGACGTTTTTTTACGATTGAAGATGTCATATATTACAAGGGAAAAAATATACAATCGTCTTTGTATTTGAATAAGCTCAGATTATTTGAATCTATGTTTACGACCGATTTAGGTCAAAATTCGTATAGCTCGTCGTTTATTACATTTGGATTACCTATGATGAGCAGCGATACCAATGCACTACTTGCGCAAATTGACCAGACACAGCGAATCATGTATTTTCAGTATAGATATTTTAACAAGCCCACCATTTGCCGTGTTAAAGCATACATTGTTATGCAGGCAAATGACGCAATGCACCCACCACCACCACAGCTTGATATACCTGTCATGAATAAACCTACAGCCCACACGCCGATGCCATCTAGACCCCAACCACGACTGAATAATAAGCAATATCCCACATATGAGCGTGTTTTCAGCATAAAACCTGATCTCCAAAACGATATTTACCACTTGAGCGACCCAGTAAACAAATCATTGGTTGGAACTGCATACATTCCTGATTATAAAACAAGCGTGTTGATGAACCAATTATTTAGAAACATTAAAGAAAATGCGAATTTGGATTCTTTGGAAGAAAGCGATTCAGAAGATGAATTTGAAAATGACAGAGTGGATAAGTTTGTATATTTAGACAGAGAATATACCATGACATGCGCATATAATCATAAATTCAAAAAATGGGTTCCATTGCGCGTGGTTGATAAGTAATCAAACTCAAAATAAAAATAATAATCATACAATAATATATACATGTCCTGTGCGTCTAATTTAGGTTATGGCGGGATATATCCAAATAGTAATGTCAATCCCGCGGCGGTAAATGTAACTGGATCAACATATGCAGGCGGCTTTGGTAGCAATGAAATTCCTGCTTCAATTCATAGTATGAGAGGAGCTTCTAACAATGTTGTAGCTGCTAGTGGAAACTGGATGGGTGGGATGCGGGGCGGAAGTAGAAGAAGACTTCGGCGAAGAAATAATATTAGTAAATTATATAGAATGAAAAAAAGCATGAGAAGAAGTTCAAGCCGACGTCGGCGCTCTAATAAACGCACAGGTGGCCGTCGCATGAAGTCTCGTAGATATGGACGTAAACCAGTAAGGAGAACGCGTCGCCAACGCGGAGGAGAATACGCACAATTCGATAGTAATGTGCCTTATACTCCTGGATATTCGCTAGGTGGTCCGCTTCCTGCTAGTCTCTCTGCATTAGCAAATCCTCCGATTTATCATCAATACAATAATTGCCAAGACAACTATAACCATTATGCTGCAACACAAAATAAATAAATGTATAATATCCTTTCATAACAATAAGAATATTGGTATGAAACGCTGTTTTTATGCAGAATTGGTTCTCTTCTTTTTCCCTCCAAACCAAATTCCTTCTTGTGTGCTTCCTGGCACTTCTTCCGCATCAATATCGTCCATGAGTCTTAACTGGTCTTCAGTGATTTTCAATTTTTTTGCCTGATTCACGTGCACACCTCTGACTTCTGGCTCAAGATGCATGTTATTTTTTATATTTGCGATTCGTCTCAACTCATTTATTTTATCTTTTTCATTTTCTATTGCATTCTGCTCAGACTTCTCTTTTTCTGTCCGCGTATCTTCCCATTTATCTTCCCGACTACGCTTACCAGTGCCATTACCTCCTCTATTTAGACGTCTACTTTTTCTAAATGCACGATTTTGTAATAGTCTTTGTTTCCGTTTTACGCGTCTTCTAGTTTTTATTTTACGACGAATATATACCATTTATATTATATAGCGAAAAATTTACGCGTTTAAAATTAAACGAAGATTTAGCAAACTTATTTATTCTTTGACTAATATATAATAGAATGGCCTCTTTTTTTGGAACCCGATCTAAAACTCGTCCTGGACGCAAAAACTATACTACCAAGAAGGGTGATAAGGTATATCATCGTAAGGGTCATTATATCAGAAAAACCCATCGACCTTATAGTTTCCGTAAAGGAAGCATGTCAAAAACCCGTAAAGGAAGAAAAAACTTTACTACTAAACGGGGTAGCAAGGTGTTTCATCGTAAAGGACATTATGTTAGAAAATCGAGACGACCTTACATGCTATAATCATTTGTTATAAAATAATGTATATTCAATAAATACATTATTTCATAGTTTACTCTCTTGTTGGAATGTGCAAAAGTGTTAGTATTAATTGGACTAAAATACTTAAAATTATTTCCACAAGTAAACACATGTATAAATATAACTTATCGGTGGGCGCCATGTTAAAAAACGAGTCTCATAGTATAAAAGAATGGATAACCCATTATCTGCATCATGGTGTTGAACATTTTTATTTGATAAATGATAATAGTACTGATAATTTTATGGATATTATCAAAGAATATATTGACAAGGGTTTAATTACACTATTCAATGCATACGAACCTTATTATCTAGGTAGACAGCGAAATTTGTATAACAGATATATCTTACCAAACATAAAGGAAACAAAATGGCTGTTAATGGTAGACCTTGATGAATATGTATGGTCTAAAACAAATGTAAATTTGCAGAAGGTATTACAAGATTTTGAAGGGTACGGACAAATACAAATACACGAACATATATTTGGTTCAAATGGTTATACCGAACAGCCTAAATGTATAGTAAAATCTTTTACCAAAAGAGAGAATCATGACTTTTCTAAAGACAAAGGAAGACTAAAATATTTTATAAATAGTTCTTATGAGTTTTCATCGTTGAATATTCATCATGCGGATTTTGTAAACATTGAATATAAGACAGATGCTTCAAAATTTATCATTGCCTTTGCATATTATTTTGTTATAAACCATTATAATTGCCAGTCGCAAGAATTTTGGAACAAGGTGAAATGCACTCGTGGTGATGCAGATAATTATTTAACCAGAACGCCTGCGGATTTTATTCATTATGATAAAAATGTAGTCGATGATTTAGAATTATATTATCAAAACTTGGCATTGTATGAAAATACATAAATAATTTTAGAACTATATATATTCTCGTTTAATATATATAGCACATGGCTCGGGTACCAAAAAAAGATTGGGGACCAGAATTTAGAAAAAAAAAAAGCTGACCAAAAACATGATTTTTCAACGATGGATGGGACAGAATATATACTATATGCTCCCAATTTTAAACAACAAGAGGCATATGCGAATTCATTAACGAACTACAAAGATGTGTTTGACCAAATTAAGAAGGATATAAAAGATAACGGGGCTATTGCAAAAAGTCGTGATGGATTTCCTAAAGATTTTGACCATGTTGAATGGGCGGAATTATTGAGTTCCACATTAAAAAAACTCAATAAAACGTGGAGTAAAAGTGAACAAAATGGCAAAATTTGGATATATAATAAAAATTATGATGGAACAACATCCGTACCAATGTATCTAGCAATTAAACCTAAAATTACACAGCGTAATGCTATAAGAGGGGCACGAAAAGCAAGCGCTGCAGCTGCAGCAGGTTCAGAATTTATTGTTGACCCCAAAAATGTAACATTTGGACCAAGTTTACCTCCAATAACTCAATATGCTTATGTTGTAACAAAAATTGATGGATTGACGTATTATTATCATACTGAAAAAGATGTTGACAAAGATAATCATTTTATGATTGAGAATGCAAAGGGTGAACAAGTAGATAAAAATGGTGAAATTTTTGACCCGGGCGAAGATTTTAGAAGATTTGTTGAGGAAGGTCAAAAAGATGAACCACCTGCCCCATCTAGAGCAAAATCGGCGACGTATCCATCTGACGATGAATCTGAAGATGATTATCAATATGAAAGTGATAATGAAAGAAACGATTTTGACTATAATGATGGAATCCCACCATATGAAGGAGCTAGATGGGATTACGACTTGAAAGGTTGGGTGAGCGATCCAATGGACCCTGAAATATACGATGAAGAAGGTAATTATAAAATTCCGCCCGAAGATATAATAGTTGAACCAGAACCCACACCTATGCCTGCGCCAGCACCGGCACCTATTCAACCACAAGAAAGCATGAGAGATAAACTTAATGCTCGTCGGCGTCGAATGGCGGAGAAGGCACTCGCTGAACGAGAAACACGCGCGCCTATGCCTATGCCTCCGCCTCCACCTCCACCTGCGGCACCAACAGAAGCCGAACGTATAGCAGAAGCAAGAATAGGATTACCTGCTGGATGGGAACCACTTATATCAAGAGGAACCAATATGATTTATTATTATAATCAAACAAATGGCAACAAGCAATACGAACTACCGAGAGAAGACTCACGTATAGCAGAAGCGAGTGTAGGATTACCTTCTGGCTGGGTACCACTTATATCAAACACAAAGAATAAAGTTTATTATTATAATCAAACCACTGGCGTCAAGCAATTCGAACGACCAACTATGGGCGGTAAACGCACGAGAAGCCGACCAAGAGCCAAATCTAGAGCCAAAAAGCCCAAAAAGAAACGAACATCGATACGTCGTAAGCGCACTACAACTCGTCGAAAATAAATGCATCATCGGCTAATTCATTTTGGGTTTGATTTTGAGAAAACATGTTCCCTGCAACATCTCAGAGCATGTTGCATCGCCGATAGTCTTGTTCTTAGATTCAACTACACGCCATTTGCTCGTATCCGGCGTATAATCCACGCTAGTCGTGTGAATTATTTTATAGTTTTGTTTTCTATAAAATGCTTTTCGCTTTGCCCATTGCTTTTGAAATAAGTCGTGCTTGTCAATGACGTCCACCACTACAGGCGTTCCATGTCTTTCTCTCAAGATTCGCCCAACTGATTGCTCAATATCCGTTTTAGGCGTCGCCATAATCAAGGTAGTAAGCGTCTTAATATCCAGCCCTTCTGCCGCCATGGAATACGTCGCAATAATGACCTTTTTGCTTTCGCTCTCCTTCAACGCAGCCTCTTTCATTCCACCCACATAATATCCCACCGACGCAATATTACGCGCGGCAATCGCATCATACAAATACTTGAGAAGGCTCTTATTGTGCGCTAGAATCATGACTTGCTGGTTCGGGTTTTCGCGCAACATATCCCCGAGCACCTGCAAAATAAACTCACTTCTTCGATTGTAATTGCACAGCTTTGTAATCATGGTACTAAACTGCGGGTTTCCGCGAAAATCATAGACGATTTCATTGAAGTCCTCGTCATCAATCTTGTATTCAACCGCGCGAACCACTACTGGATGGTCCTGCTTCCTATTCTCCTTGAAAACAACCTCACCCAAAAACATCTTAAATATCTTGCTCGTGCCGTCCTTGCGGTTCATCGTCGCCGAAAGCCCAAGCATATATTTCGTGACGAGTTTGAAAAGCGTGTTGGAAAAGACCTCGCTTGAAATGTGATGCACCTCATCAATAATTGTTAAACCAAAACTCTCAAAAACCGACGGCGGATACTCCTTCATACTGAGCGACTGAATCATACCCAAGACGATATCCTTATCTTCAATATCAACAATCGGTCCTTGAATCTTGCCAATACGCGCTCCAGGCAAGAACTGCTGTATGCGCTCAATCCACTGGTTGAACAGAAATTCCTTATGCACCAAAACAAGTGTCTTCTTTTTTAGTTGCGAGAGAATATACAAGGACAAACTGGTTTTGCCAAATGCGCAAGGCAGATCCAACAACCCACCCCCACCGGTCGTCGTTGCGCGCACCTTGTCTAAATACGAATTGACTGGACCCCATTGATGCTCTCTTAATTCGCCATTAAACGCAACAGAAATATTGTCTCCTTCAGCCAACTTCATTTCCTTGGCTGCGCCAAAATGCTCTTCGCCAAAATATCTAGGCAAATAATATTTTTGAACGGATTCGCGATAGGCGGGGAATGTTTTTACGTTATTATTTACGGGCGAGCCAGGGATATAGGGACGAACCATTAACTCCTTTTTGATGAGAGATACCTGCTGGTCGTTTAATTCTTTTTTTAAAATAGTGTATCCTTTTTGTCCAATATAGGTATTGAGTTCATTGGTTGGTGTTGTTAAATTTTGCATAGTGCCTACTTTAGTTTAGCGCATAATATTTAGGTTGTTTGAGATAATAAAATCTAATAATAAGATATATGGAACCTTTATTAAAAAAGACGCAATCTAGTCATGTTATTTTGGGCATCATCTTTATAATTTATCTAATTATGGGATATCCTATTCCAGAAACTATTGCTACTATGATAGATACTATGTATGGAAAAATAATCGTATACGTTATTGCGTTAATATTACTTGTTTCTGTGAACCCAGTTTTGGGGGTTTTAGCACTATTTGTCGCATTTGATTTGGTTAGGCGTTCTGAAATAACGACTGGATCGACGGCTTTACTCAAGTTTGGGTCTTCAGAAAAACAAAAAATGGGCGACCTTACCGCATTCAATCAATTTCCTTATACTTTAGAACAAGAAATGGTAAAGCTCAGAACAATTAATAAATATCCGCCGTTCGAGTCTCCTCCATCCTATAAACCGATGCTTTTGGCTACTTCTGATGCCTCTCCAGTATCCGCTTAAATAATCCGACGCATTACCAACTACATGCGTTTGTGTATGTTTATGTCTTGTAAAATTAGGACATGAACATATAATGTTTGCTACTGCAACTGCAAATGCTACTTTATAACTTTTACATCGCCAAGTTTAAGTACAAATTGGATGAAGTAATAGAAAATAACTATTACAAATATTAATAATAATAGCTGAAACCACGGATTATAAAATATTTGTATCAGTGTATTTCTCGCATTGTATTCCGATTTCATTTTATAGTCCATGCTCAACTTATTCTCGGTCGACATTTGGATTGTTTCCTCGGAGACATTTACTGGTTGACAATCAATATAAATATCGTCATTTCCAGAACTAGAACCACTTGAATTTGGACCTTTAGGATTATAAAACAAAGAAGTTGAGCTTGCAGGTATTATGTCTGAGACTCCTTTGGTAATAGTAGATAATTTTGTCAAGGTATCTGCATCTATCATAATCGCATTTTCAACTCCATATACGATGAAACTTTCCCGGTTTGTGTTAAAAGAATAAAATGGCTTTTTAGGAACAATATTATTTAGATTGTAATTGGCTAAACTAATACTGGTTTTATTGCCTGACTTGGGTGCCAATTTGGCCGTTTCGGTAATAACAATGGTGAAGATATTGCTAGAAGGCAGAGAACCTGTTCCAGAAACGATTGGAATGATTACTGAAAATGGACCACCGCCCATAATCGGTGCATGTGAAATAATTAAAGACGCTTTGACATTTTTTCCATTATATAACAATATTGAACCGGTTGTTATTTTGATACTAGAAACCTTGTATTTATTTCCATTATACGTTACTGGAGGAACATTTGTTTCATCGTATGAGAGAACAATACTTTCGCCTGTATTGGAAGCTACACAGCTACTATTTGAATATTGAAATGAATAAGAACATTTTAAATTGCATTCACCAGAAACATTGTCTTGAGAGATATTTAATTGTGCCATAGTGTTATCTATTAATATATCTATATAAATAAAAATATCATTTTAATTATATAAGCGATGAAATTAACAAAGGGCAAATTATCCAAACTATTTCATAAGAAAAAACAAACAATGAGACGTTATAAAAATCAACGTAAATATAGGCGCGCGAGTAAAACATTTAGACAAAGAAAACCCCTAAATTTACATCGCTCCTCTATGAAAAAAATAGGACGGGTAGGTGGCGCAGACCCTGATGAAAAGGTTCCTCTTGTTGTAAAACCTGCTTCAGACGAAGCAACCACTACAACTGAGATGGTTTCCGAACCAATTACCGAGCCTGTTCCAGAGCCTGTCTCTGAACCTGTGGTGGAGCCAGTTCCAGAATCAACCGCAGCAGAAGAGCCAGTTCCTGAGCCTGTCGCAGAAGAATCAGCTGCACCTGTTGTAGAGCAAGTCCCTGAACCTGTCGCAGAAGAACCAGCTGCTGCAGCTGCGCTTGAGC